TATGCACCTGAAGAGGTTGCAAGAGCTTCAAAGTTAACATGAGATTGTCTTTCTTCAATATCATCTACTTTAAAAGCAAAGTATGAACCTTGATCAACTGTCATAGTGATTTGGTCATCCGCTAAGTCTTGTGTAGACACAGCTGTACCTCTTGCATAATCTGCAACAGTGATTGTTGGTTCTTTTATTATTTTAACAGTATCGCCAAAATTTTCAATTTCTCCAGCGTAATCAGTGTTAGTAATATCTTCTACCACTGATGCTCTTCTGAAGAATTTTTGAACCTTCTGACTAAAAATTTGTGGAGTGAAATTACCTGAAGGTAAGTTCGAATATCCACCAGCACTTCCAAAAGCCATGGTTGTACCCTCCTTTAGTTTAGTTTAGTTGATTGTTTAACGTTGTTCAATTCTACCTTCTAAACGAGCAAGATCAATTTCTGATTCTAGTTTCTCAAATTCATGAGCTTTTAGTCTAGAAATTTCAGTTGCAGTCCAAATTTTCTTCTGAGGTATATCAGTTTCAGTACTCTTCTTTGTTTTAGAAATTGCTTTAGCAGCTTCTTTCTTAACATTAGATTCCTGCTTTTTACTTAACTTACTAATGCCTTGATCCATTTTATATAAATCAATTGCTCTAGCAGCTAATGTTGCATTAGATGTATTTTCATACAGCCAACCTTGTATAGTAGGATCTTGTCTTTCAGCCCATTCATGAAATGAATCTTGTTGTCTTAATTCATTAAAGTCTGGGTGCAGTTTTAAAAGTTCTACTTCAGCTTTTTCTTTTGCAATTTGCTCTTGTTGCACTTTTAGATTTTTATATTTATCTTCAAGTTCTGCAGTTTGAGTAGTTGCCTTTTCTATAGCTATGGTTTCAACCATATCATATACATCGGGGTACTCTTTTCTCCATGCATCTAATTCTTCTTTAGATTTAGGAGGATTAAATTGCGAGTTTCCTGATTCTAATCTGTTACGCAAAGATTCTAATTCGTCCTTGTGTTTTTGAATAGTAGAATCATAGTGTCTTTTCAAATCGTCATAACGTTTTTTAAAGACTCTATCTTCAGCTCTAGCAGGGCGTTCAGCGATAGGAGTAGCCTGATTATCTGTTTGATCTGCAGTCTCTTCAGATGCATCGGTGTCCTTCTGTTCGGTTGCTGCGATTGCTTCTTTTTCTCTTTGTTCCCTTTGATATTTAGCTAACTCACCTTTTGCAAATGCTTCAACTTCGGCATCTTCTCCACCTCTATCTTTATTATAAGGATTTGCATTGGGTACTTTAACTTGTTTCTCTTCGGAAACTTTTTTTTCTTCTTCCATTATTTTTACCTATTGGGTTGAGTGCCTTATGGATAAGGGTAGCTCGATTCCATAATTGTTGTGGGCTGAATTAGATTTGTTCAGTATCTATTGCTTCGTACTGATCTTCTTCAGGTGGCACAGGTTGTTGATCCATCTCTTGTGTAGCTGAAAGATCTGCTATAAAACTTTCTACAGCATCTCCTTCATCTGCTCCACCGTATCTTTTAGTTGCAAAGTTTTTTACAACTGATACTGGTAAAACTACGTTCTCTTCTGCACCTGTAAACTGATCTATTAAATCACCAGCTTCTGGTGCAATCTTTTTAAGAACCATTGCAACAGATGGAGCTAAGACTGTATCTAATACAATTTTATCTTCATCTGTTAGAGATTGAATTTTGTCTGCTACTTGTTCTGTAGGTTGTGGGGGTGCTACTCTTGTTTCAGTAGGTTTAATTCTTTTTGGCTGCATAGTTTCAGGCACTTTCATTCTACTCATGTCTGGAGCTTTTGGAGTAAATGGTTTTTTACCTACTAATCCAGTTGTACTAACTTTATTTCCTGCTTCTATTGCCATTATACTCTTCTCCAATGTGATAGATTATATCTATTAATTTGTTTATCACTTACAAAATTACCTAACATCCAACATAAAGGTTCTCCAATACCTGCATAGATTCTTCCTAGTAAATCGAATTTACCTTCGTTTAATCTCCACGCAATATCATTTGCTCTGTGTTGTGCAATATGTTTCCATATTTTTCTGTATCTAGGATATTTTTGTATGTGTCTTACAGTTGGTTCTGCCCAAAGTAAATAACCTTTAACATGTTTTATAGATAACTTTTTAAATGTAAATTTTGTATCTCTTATCCAATCTCTAGTAGATAATTCCCCTGTTCTGTGTAAATCTGTACAGATAACTCTTCCGCTACCTGAGCCACCTCCACCACCAGATCCACCACTAGTTCCTGGTTTAGTTGTACCCGTTACAGGTGCAGATTTTTTAGCAGATTTATAATCTTTAGCTTGGTCTTTCATTTTTTGAGTATCGTCATAAAACTTATCACCAGGCCCATAATTTTTTCTAGCAATTGTTTTTTCTCTAGTTGAAATTCTTTTATCACCAGCTTTTTCTAAATTACCAAACTTAGAAGTTCTATTCATACCTGCATATAAATCTGTTGCAGGATTACCAGCTATTCTTTGTCCATCTGTGCTCCCACCTCTAACATTAAAATATGTTTTATTAAAAGCTACAGCTCCTGCTGATTCACCTACTGGTTTTCCTATAGCTCTAGCAATCTGACCTACAGGCCCACTAGATATTACTCTACCTACACTTTCACTTAAACTTTTTAAACCTGTACTAACTTTTTTAAGTGCAGTTGGTTCTACTTCTATATCTGCTCTAGGTTGTGCACCTGGATCTTCTTCCAAATCTTTTCCACCTACTAATGACGTAGGATCAGTTCCAAATGAGCCTATAGTTGGTTGAGTAGATTCTACTTTACTAATTCCTAGTTGTGCAGCATCTGAAGTCATAGCTGCTCTAGCTTCGGGAGTAGTAGATGTATACTCTGGTCTACTAATTACACCACTTTTAACTGATGCATCAAATGCTTTAAATGGACTACCTAAAGATTTTTTATCTGTAAATATACCTGGCCCTCTTTTTTCAGCAGCTTTAACGCCAACTCCACCTCTCATAATAGCATCTTGATATGTAGTTGCACCAGACATTTGATCCATACTACCACCTGTATCTCCAAGCATAGGTGGTTTTTGTTGATCGGTATAAGCAGCATCTTGGGTCATCAATCTTCTAGCATTTATTTGAGGATCAATACTTTTAGCATCCTTTAACATTTGACTATTATCTTTTAGCATCTGACCTGTATAGTCTATTGTATCATCTCTGCCTGATTGTTTAAATACTTCAGTAGTTTGTTCTTGAGTTGTTTTTTTTGAAGTTTCTGTTACAGCTTTTGATGTATCAGTTGCAGCATCAGTAGTTCCAGCTGTATAATCTGGTATAGTTAAACTTTTAATAGGTTCAAATCCAACTTTTTTTACAGAATATTCGCCTGTAGCTGCATCTTTTACTAATTCAAAAGTTCCACCACCAACTCTATCTACTTCAAATGTTTTTGCCATACTATTCCTTATTGCGTTTGTTCGCCTCTTTTAGGTTCAATATCTGGCGAACTAAAGCCAGCTTCCCCTGGCATCGGTACATTACCTGTTCCGATGTTGCCACCTCCAGCTCCTGTTGGATCTGTTGGCGAAGCTCCTGTAGGTACTTCTCCAGTCTGTCCCATTTGACCTTGTCCTCCAGCAGAGGTTGTATTGTTTTGATTTCCATTTGCCATCCCCATTATTTGTGCATAGATCGCAGCTTTCTCTGGATCATTAATTAATTGATCTGGGTCTATATCCAAAGATTTAGCAATCTCTTTTAAACAAGTATGCCATCTTACAAATGGTGCAAGTGCAGGATTAGATGCAGTTTGCATAAATGTAATTAATCTTTGTGATCTAACTTCTTTCTGCATTAGAGACGAAGTCCCTTGTGCTTTTACTTCCAGATCACCTTTTATGTTAGGAGACTCTTCATTAAATTGCATGTTCCAATGATATAAAGATTCTCCAAGGGGTTTCAAAAGATAGTCATCAATATTTTTTATAACTGTTTTAATACTTAGTGCAGCAGCACCCATCAACATAGACATACCAGATGCAGTTCTAGTTGTAGATTGAACACCTGTAGTACCATGTGAGTATGATGGTATACCTGTAGATTCATCGGCTAACTGTCTAAACTTATCAAACATTTGTAAGTTTTCTTGTGCTGTACTTGGAAATTTAACTCCATGTACTGCTTGACCAGTTTGACCACTTTGTCTTCTAAATATTTTACCAGGAAATACTTTCATATCTTGTCCTGGAACTAGCATAGTTTCGTCAACATCAAATACTAAGTTACCTGCTAGTGCTAAGTTATCAATAGCCATTCTTGCATGGCCATTCATAACCATCTGTGAGTCTTCCATATTTTCTGGAATACCTACTCCAAAGAATTGATATGGATTTAATTCATATGGGCATACTAAATATGGAATACGTTTTGGTGTAAAGGGATTCTCTACCATTCTTAAAACTTTACCACCGCATATCCATACATTAACATGTATTACTTCAGAACTACTTGAATAATATAAACCACATTCGTCTGCAGTTTTTCTATCAATTGTTCCCCAATATTCTAATACTTCGTATCTATTTTTATAAATACTTGTAACATTTTCTCTATCATACAATGAAGATTCAAATCCTCTTGTTTGATAGTTTGGCCCCATCTCTAAACATTCTTGAATAGCCTCTTTATTAAACATAGGCTTTTCAGATAAATCTTCTAACTGTTGTTTGTTAAAAGAATGTCTTTGAATTACATAATCGCAATCATGAATACTTGTAGCATTTGGATCAGGATAAAAATCCCAACATGATACAGCTTCAATAGATGGAACTGCTTTTGTTTTTGAAATTTGTACTTTAGCTATATTACCTTCCTCATCTTCAGAAGTATCATAACTATTATATGTTTTTGAATCTGTAAATGGCCCTTTTAAAATACCTGTACCTAATAGTGCCATCTCAAAAAATACATGTCTTAAAACTGTAATAGCTTTACTTTCTTCTAATTGATCATGTATTAACTTTTGCATTGCTTCTGCAGCTAACTGTGCAGGTTCAATCTGTGGTGTACCAGTACTAGATGGCCCTTCTTCAAATCCTAAGTTTTTATACTCTTGTGCAAGATCTCTCATTAATTCTGTAGCAGTTGTTCCAGGTGGTATTTCTTTACCATCACCAGGAAAACCATACGAATCCATCTCCTCTGGAGATTGAGATTCCATTTGCTGCTCTTGCGGATTTTTTAAATGAGCTTTTTCGTCAATCCCTTCAGTTACAGAAGTTGGGCTAATACCTAAAGGAAATTTACCTTGAGAGAAAAGAACTTCTATAATTTGACCAAATGATGCAAGTACTTTAGTCTTTGTTATCTTAACAAATACTCTAGACTTTTCATTGTCTCTAAATGCCATTTCTGGCCCATACAATCCTCTATAGTTTCTGTAAGACTGCAACCATCTTTTTTCATCATAGACTTTTGCTGTCTCTGCTTCTTGAAACTTAGATCGTACTAGACCAACTAAAGCGTTATTCTCGGATTCGTATCCGCCATTCTTTTCTTTATCTTCTTCCATCAAAACTAATAATCTCTTTCTTCAGCCATTCTAAAGATTGCTGGATCTACTTTTGATTTTGACTTACCTTTTGCATCATTACCATCACCAGCTGTAGAACCTTGTGTTACTTTTGAATTAGGATCTATTGCTAGTTTATCGTTTGGTCTTTTTGCTACATCAGGTGCAAGTTCTCCGTGCTTGTATCTTTTCATCATTGGGTTTGCCCTCCTATTAATTAATAATCTTTTTCGTTTGCCATGTTAAATAAGCTATCTTGAACATGCTCTGAACCTGACTTAGTAGGTACATCATTATCTGCTAAGTAATTAGCAGACTTGTATTTTCCAGGTGCATGTTTTTCAAAATCAATATTAACTGATTCTCTGTTAGGCTGTTTGCCTTCAGGTGCATCACTTAGTTGACCTTGTTGTACTTTAGCTTTTGGATCAAATTTCATTTCCATTGCTGTCTCCTATATTTTTATCTTTTTTATTTTTAATATATTTTTAGTTGGTATGGTAGTATGTCCACCACCTTGCTTTACTTCTTTGTCATTTTCAAAATTAAAATCTGACATTAGTATAGTCACATTCTCATCTTGTTTTATTAACCATCCAACCGTGCAACATATGGCAGTTGTGGATTTTTTTATATCATTAAGATCTATCCATGAGCAATCTGCAATGATATCTTCCCAGTATGCTAATACTAAATCATACGGAAAAAATTTCTTTTGTATCTCTGGTAATTTTCTTTTACTTTGCATGATCAAATTTTACGTTACCTGCTACAGAAATTCTTTCTACATCAGAATTAAATGAAGTTACATAATGTCTTAAGTTTCCAGGAAACATAAACATAACATTCTTCTCTGGTGTAAATGATCTTTCTGCTATTGTATGTGCTCTTTCTTCACCATACAAAAAAGATAATCTACCTGGTGCAACTCCTGTCTCTTCTTGCTTTTCACCTATCATAGCTATAGGTGCATTTAAATGTAATGCAAATGAAACGTCAGCACCTGGATGTATATGAACTGGATTATGCTCTTTTGGTTTTTGAAAGTTAATCCATAAACTAACTAACTTTCCTGTAACTGCAACATGAGAACCAAGTTGTCTATACCATCCATGTATCCATGAATCTATATAAGGTTGAAATTGTTTTTGATAATATTTTAAATTATCGTATTTAAATTCTTTTTCTATTTTTCCTGCTAGATGATTTCTATGAGATGTTCTTAGTTCTCTTCCATCAGTTAAAAGTTTTTCACATAGACTCTCATCTACTTTCATCTTTGTTAGATAAGGCCCCCATAAAAAATAATTGTGTGTAGGTAATTCCATTAATATCCGAATTTGTTATCAGCTGGTTTAAACTCAGGGGTAAACAAGGGTTTAAATCTTTGTGCATATTTGGGGTGCATGGGTCTACTCATACATCCGTAACGTAATGCATCATATGCATGATCTTCAGCATTTGTATCAACGTCTTCGGGGTTCTTCTTATCTGTAGGTAAAGTACTTATCGTTCTAATTAAATTTCTACAGTTCTTAAATATTCTAAGTCCTGGTTCTTTATCATTAATTAATAAACGTTTGTGTATTTCTAATTTACCACTAATTCTACTTTTAGGTGATCTATCTGATTGTCTCCAACGACATCCTTGTTGAATCATTGTCTCTGCAATACTAGGGCCTACATCACCTCTCTTTGCCCAGGTACTTGAGTCGAGTACACCATATTGAATATACTCACCTGCTTCTAATTCTAAGACTTGTCTTGCGAAAATATCTGCCGTAACTTTGGAAGTATATAACTCTCTATAGAGCCACAGATTATTATTGTAATCAACAGCAAACCATAGCACGCAAGCAGGAGAAGAATAACCCCAGTCAGCAGCACGAAACTTGTACCATCCTTTAGGAATCTCAAAGGGTTCAACAACATGTGTTGTTTTGCTAAACTCAGGAAACGCTGAATCTTCATAAGCATCCCAATCTCCATCTAAAAATTGTTTACGCTGTATATCAGGTAAAGATGCAAGCATAGCGTAGTAGTCATCTGTTTGCATCAAATAAGGATTGTCTTGTAACTTTGCAGGAATAAATCTACGAGTGATAGTTTTTACCCCGACAGGTGTATCTATTTTTATTTCAAATGCAGAGTTAGGTTCTGCAGGATCTACAAACATTTCTTTAACCCATTGTGATCCAATGTTACCTGGGTTGCCTGTAGCTCTTAAATAGACAGGTATGTCCTTATCAACAGATCTTAAAGAAGATCTTAAAAAATTATATATATCTGGCGAAGGATATTGCGGAAGTTCGTCTATTCCTATCCATGTGTATGATTGACCTTGGTAACGTAAAACGTCTGTCATGTTCTCTGCGTAACCAAACTCTATCTTTGCTCCCGATGGGAATCGCCACTCTTTTTCTTGTTCTCTCCATTTTGCTCCTGGATATGCTTTGGAGTAGAGTAATTGAGATTTACTAATTAAATCTCTTAACTCAGGCATAGTCCTTCTAATTAGAAGTGCTCTATGATGAGGCTTAGAACAATAACGAAGTGGATCTACTAGCATGGCATAAGACTTGCCTCCACCTCTTGCTCCTCCGTAAAATACTTCTCTCTCTGAAGCTGCAAGAAATTCTGTTTGTGGGCCACCGTTTGGCTTAAAGATAACTTCTTGCGATTTTACATGCTCTTGTATTGTCTTAGGAGCACTCTCGATTATATCTTCCGTAAGTAGTTGTGTTTCTTTACCAGTAAGAGCTTTGTTAATGGTTAACAATTTCTTCTTGGTATTTTCTGCAGCTTGCTTTGCTGAACGCAAAGTTTGTTCTGCTTGAGCAACTTTCTTACGCTTGGTTGCTAGAATCTGTTTGACTGATCTCTTGGCTCTCTGTTTGCTTTTCTGCTTCGGTTTCGGAGGCTGTACCTCTGGTAACTCTTTTTCTAAGTCCGACATGCGATATATATCTTCCTGTTTTTCTGTGTAGCCATTGAGCAGTTTCTCTATATGAACAAGTCTTTAAATATTTTTTTGCTTGATCAAGAGCTTCTAATTCTTCTTTAATAGGTTCTATATAATCTTGGTGAGTATCAGATTGTTTAAAACCAAATGGAATTTGCCTAGTTCTTTTTTTTATTCTTACTGGTTCCACTTTTTTTCTTAGTAGGTTTTTTCTTTGGGATTGTAAATATGTTAGCACCCATACCTGTTGTAGTATCTACTCTTAAACCTTTAGGTAAATCTTTAATATTGTTTTTACTTTCGTCTCTACCAAATTTATATTTCTTTGGTGATGAATCTTTTTTCTTTTCTTTTTTATTATATTTATTCTTTGTTGTCATTATTTCCATCTTTAGCTGGTAATATAAATATTCCATGCATAGCTTTCATATTTATATCTAGTTGATCTTTCTTTACAATTCCTACTCTATCCAATATATTAGTGGCAGCTGCTAGACGGACACTAGCGTGTGGAGTTGTGCCATCCTCGTCTAGCAAATCGGTGAGTCTGGTTGCTGCCTTAGCAGAATGTGTGGATAAGTGGTTTTCTGCTAATTCAGTTATTTCTTTTTTTAAATTTCTAACAACTTTAGGATAACTATGTTTTGAATACCCTGCTAGCTCTGCCGCCCTCTTGGGATCGCCCTTTGCTTCTCCGAACAGGACATCTAGAAATTTCTCTTGCATGTCTGTTAAGTTTTTCTTTTGACTTGGAACTATAGAAGAATCCATTGTTTGCATTAATTATCTCCATAAACTCTTTAAACGGCAGATTGAATACTGAGTTTAACAAATTTATTTTAGTTTTGCTTTTAAATCTGCTAAGTTTTTCTTTGAATAGTTTTTACCAGCAGCTTTTCTTTTCTCC